AAGCGCAACATCAAGCGCATCAACAACCCTGACGATGTGATGGCAATGCCTTACGGCATAGTCGCCAATCGTCAACGCTACAACATCTACGCTGGGAATTTTTAATTATGACTACCGTTGCCATCTCTGGTTTACCCGTCGCCACCGTTATCAACGCTGCCGACATTGTTCCATTTGTTCAAGCTGGCACAACCAAAAGCATCAGCAAAACCCTGCTGTTCACCAGCCCGACAATGGTGGCTCCTGTACTGGGGACGGTGGCGTCAGGCAACATCAGCGCCTGTACCAGCACTAGCATGGTCATGGTGACGCCGATAGTTGGCGCAGCCACCGGGACTAGCCTGGCAGCAACTGGTGCAGTCACTTCATCTGGCACGGCAGGCATAGGCTACGCAACGGGCGCTGGCGGCGCTGTAACTCAAATAACCAGCCGCACAACGGGCGTGACGCTCAACAAAACATCTGGTGCAATCACCATGTTTAGCGCAGCAGGAACAACTACGGCGGCAACTTTTACAGTGACCAACAGCACTGTGGCGGCAACCGATGTAATTATCCTAAACCAAAAATCAGGCACTGACTTGTACGACTTGATGGTCACTGCCGTGGCTGCGGGTAGTTTCAATTTAACATTCCGCACCACGGGCGGCACAACCACTGAAACGCCGGTCTTTAATTTTGCGGTTATCAAAGCTGTAGCTGCTTAATGAAATCCCCAATTCTTGGCTCATCTTATGTTGCCCGTAGCGTTAATGCTGCTGATAACAGATGCGTCAACCTGTTTCCCGAAGCCACCCCAGATGGAGGGCAGACAGGCGGGTTTCTAAACCGTGCGCCTGGGCTTGATTTGCTGGTGACGGTTGGGACAGGGCCGATACGGGGCTTGTGGACGTTCAACGGCATTGCCTATGTGGTTAGCGGCGCTGAACTTTACAGTCTTACCACGGGCTATGTAGCCACCTTGTTGGGCGCAATAGCAGGCAGCGGCCCGGTCAGCATGAGCGATAACGGCACTCAGTTGTTCATTGCCGCCAACGGGCCGAGTTACATCTACAACAGCAGCACGGCGGTGTTTGCCCAAATTACCGACGTTGACTTTGCTGGCGCGTCCATAGTGGGCTACCTAGATGGATACTTTGTTTTTATTCAGCCAGACAGCCAGATATTTTGGGTGACGCAACTGTTGGACGGCTCATCAGTTGACCCGCTTGACTTTGCCAGCGCTGAAGGTTCACCTGATGGCGTAGTCAGTATGATTATTGACCACGGGCAGATTTGGCTGTTTGGCACTAATTCGGTTGAGGTCTGGTACGACTCTGGCGCTACCGACTTCCCCATGACCCGCATCCAAGGCGCGTTCAATGAAATTGGATGCGCTGCGACCTTCTCTGTTGCCAAGTTGGACAACGGCATTTTTTGGTTGGGCGCAGATGCGCGGGGCCAAGGCATCGTCTACCGGGCCAATGGCTACACCGGCACTCGGGTCAGCACTCACGCCATTGAGTACGCCATTGCCCAGTACGGCGACATTTCTGACGCTATTGCCTACACTTACCAGCAAGAAGGTCATGCCTTCTACGTGCTTACATTCCCGACCGGCAACGCTACTTGGGTCTACGATGTGTCAACGCAAGCGTGGCACGAACGTGCTGGGTTTAACAATGGCCTGTTTACGCGCCACAGGTCAAACTGCCAGATGGCGTTTAACAGCGAAATTGTGGTGGGCGACTACCTTAACGGCAACCTGTACCAGTTTGACCTAGATGTGTACGCTGACAACAACGGCATTCAAAAGTGGCTACGCTCATGGAGAGGTTTGCCAACGGGCGATAACAACCTCAAGCGAGTAGTGCATCACACCATGCAACTTGACGCTGAGACAGGCGTAGGGCTGGGTGTCACGCCAGGGTATGACGCAGAAGGCATCATTACCGAGTTGGCAAACGTCCCAGCGGCAGGGCCAAGCTACCAACTAATTGCTGAGTTTGATTGGCAGTATTTGACAACCGAAAGCGGCAGTGAACTTACAACCGAGGCAGGCGATGGTTTTGAATCGTTGGTGACCTTTGCTTATTCTGGCCCCGATACGGCTGGCGCTGAGATTGTTACTGAGCAATACCCAGCCACACCAGGTTATGACCCGCAGGTCATGCTGCGCTGGAGCGACGATGGTGGTCATACTTGGTCGAGTGAGCATTGGACCAGCATGGGCAAGATTGGTGAGTACGGCTACCGCACGTTTTGGCGGCGGCTTGGTTCGTCCAGAGATAGGGTGTACGAGGTTTCTGGCACTGATCCAGTAAAAATTGTCATCATGGGTGCTGAATTGGTGCTGAGTCCAACGTCAAGCTAGTATGGCAGACATCACCCAAATCCCTGCGCCTCGGGTAATGTTTACCCAAGACGGGCAGATTACGACCCAATGGTTTCGTTGGCTCAACAACATCTACACCATCACCGGCTCTGGCCTTGGCATCACGCCGGTCATCAATGGTGGCACGGGCCTAGGCACTATCCCCACCAACGGCCAACTGTTGATCGGCAATGGCACGGGCTACGCGCTCAACACTCTGACCGCCAGCACAGGCATCACGGTGACCAATGGCGCAGGCACAATTACCGTCACCAACAGCCTGCCGGACTTGACTGTGGTGCTAACGGGCGCGGGGACCACGGTTGTGACAGGGACTTACCCAAGTTTCACAATCACCAGCAATGACGCTTTTGTGGGCACGGTCACCTCAGTGGGTGGCACGGGTACGGTCAATGGCATCACACTGACGGGTACGGTCACTACGGCTGGCAGCCTGACCCTTGGCGGTACGCTCAGTGGAGTAAGCCTGACCACGCAAGTCAGTGGTATCCTGCCTGTAGCCAATGGCGGGACGGGTACGTCCACCGCTGGGGTCACCGCCACAATCACGACTGCTAAATTGACCGCGCTTGGCGCAAACGGCAGTATGACTTTTACAAACGGTTTGCTGACAGCGCAGACTGCTGCAACTTAGGGTAAATGATGCCAGTAATGCCTGCTCAATGGCAAGAGGATAACAAAACCAACAAACAGCGTTGGTTTTTAGACCATCAAGATGCCATTGATTTTGTAAACTGTTTTTTTGACGCAGTGGAGTTGTGGGACGATTTGATTGACAAAGACGTTGAAATTTTGGACGAACACGTCAACCGAGTTTTTTTGTCTTTGATGTTTGTGTTACCTGCTAACCGCTGGTTTGTGGCAAACTACAGCTACTACCAACCTTTGATCATGACTTCAATTAATGGGTTTCATGACGCAAATGAGATGTGCAAAAGTGACAAAAAACACTTGAGGAACTTGGCGTTTCACATCCGCAATTTTGGGATTGAGATACATATTGCGACTGCATTTTTGTTGGGTGGGTATGACCACATGAGAAAAGTATCACGCGAAATACGCGAATTTTACGCTTTTGAGGAGTTTAATAATGCCTGATCCAGTAACGGGACTTACAGTTGGGGCTTCAATTATTGGTGGTGGAATTGCGGCATCAGGTTCTCGCGATGCCGCCAGTACACAAGCAGGCGCAGCTAGAGAAGGTGCGGATGTACAAGCACAATCTGCAAGAGAAGCGCAAGCCCTCCAAAAGCAGATGTTTGACATTCAACGGGGAGGGCAAGAGCCGTTCCGACAAGCTGGCCTTGCGGGGCAAAATAGGTTGATGGAGTATTTGGGCCTTGGCGGCAACGCTGGCGCGGCTGGCTACGGCAGGTACGGGCGAGATTTTGGTATGTCTGATTTCCAAGCAGACCCAGGATATGCGTTTCGATTGTCCGAAGGCCAAAAGGCACTTGACCGATCCGCTGCGGCCCGTGGCGGCATGATTTCTGGTGGGGCTTTAAGAGCCGCAACCCGCTACGGCCAAGACATGGGATCGCAAGAATACCAAAACGCATATAACCGCTACCAAACAAACCGCGCAAATCAACTTCAGCCCTTGGGTAATTTGATGGCCTCGGGCCAGTCTGCTGCATCTAATGTAGGCTCGGCTGCGGGGCAATACGGTGCCAATGCGGGCAATTTAATTACGGGTGCTGGCAACGCAATGGCTGGCGGCATTACAGGTGCTGGCAACGCAATGGCTGCCGGTCAGTTGGGTGTAGGCAACACGTTGGCAAGCGCCCTTCAAACTGGGGCAAGTTCGTACCAAAACCAACAAAACTTTAATGATTATTTAGCCAGCCGACGATTGGGGTCCGCACCGCAAAGTGGCCCCCTTAGTATGCCGGGGTATGAAGTTAACTATTACGATGGAACCTACCAAGGACGTTAACCATGGCCGATCTAAACGCACTTATAGCGCAGGGCTACCAGTTCCAACCGTTGCCTGACCCTTTTGCTCAATACGCAAAAAGACAGCAATTGGACTTAGGTGAGCAAACAAATCAACTGAATCAGATGAAGATGCAGGAAGCGCAAGCGGCG